AACTTGATTGTTATCCCCGAGGCCGTACCCGTTCGATTCCAGCCACGATTCCCACTGCACATCGGCTTCTGGATTCTCGGCGCGGTACTCGGAAAATTTGTTACGCAGCTTCACGGTCAGCGCCGGCGTGCCCTGCTGCCCGCTCGGTTTTCCCTTGGAAGCAAGCCGGTCGGCGGCCGACGAGGCCCGGGTGCTGCTCAATGCCGCGCTTGCGTTTGCCATGTTCTATACTCCCGCGCCCACCGGCGCATTTTTGAGAAGAGCGGCCACAGAGGGCGCCGCGTTGATAGCATCCTGGGTCTGCTGTTGCTGCGCGCGGCCAGACCGGATTTGCTCGATCTGCTCGCGGGAGTTCTGCCAGCGGGTCGGCACGGCATGAATATCGGCCAGCTCCGGCATGGCAACGTCGAGGTTCATCCAATCCAACGCGCTCGGCTGCTGGGCTTCAGTCGCCACCTTGAGACTGATTTCCAGCATACGAAGAAAGCCCGATGCTTCCTCGGCGCGCTGCGCCCGGGAAAGCGGAGAGTCATACCGCGTCTTGTAACGTCCGCCAGCCTCGCGTAGCGCAGGCGGCATCGGGGGTAACAGTAACTGGCTAGACAGCACGTCGAGTTCGCGGTCGATGCAGGGACCAAGATACTCGGACTGCTGCCGGCCCATCGTCGGCGACAGCAACACGCCCTTCTCGCGCACCAGCTCAATAACTTCGGTGGCCGTCGCTTGCGGTCGATCGGTCAAAATCTGGAACAGCGTGGTGAGGAAGGCGTCCTGAATGTGGACACGTTCCAGTTCCATCATTTTGTCGCCGGCCACGATGCTGCCGGTCGGCAGTGCGTGCACCAGCGGGTGACCGTCCTTGTTCACGCCGCCGGCATTGATCGCACCGGACTTTAGGCTGAAGCCATCCACCACGCCATCGTCAAAGGCCAGAAGAACCGGATCGACCACGCGCTGCCCCTGGCGCAACATGGTCTTCTTCTCTTCGTTGATCGTCTTGATCGCCGGCAGAGCTTCCATCGCCGGGCTGCGGCCGTAGACTTCACCGGGGTACAGCGTGTGCCGACCGATCGCATACGGAAATGTGTTATAACCGCCCTCTCGCAGCAGTACCTTCTCGCTCAGCGCAATGTAATAGCTGGCGAACGGCTTGCCCCGGTAGTCAAGGCGGCCGGGCTCCATATCCGAACGCGGGCCGACACAATGCAGAATCTGCACACTGGGCTTGTCCTGCCCCGGCGTACCCAGCTCGCGCTTGATGTTGGGCGGCAGCTTGTCTTCACCGAACTGCTGGGCGCACTGGCGCGGGCTCAGCCGGAAGCGCCGCTTGGCCTTGTCGATTACTCCCTGGTGGTTCTCGAAAAAGTAAATCTCGCCGAGATGGATGGCGCGGTAGCGCAGCCCGGGGGCGGCGGAGTTCTCGTCGATAAACAACGCCCCGGTGCCGAACGCACCGAGGCCGAGATAAATCTGGTGGTTCTGGCCGGAGAAGTTCGCGGACGGCGCGTACCGGTAGCGGAACAACAGGTCATTGACTTCATCCATCCACAGGCGCGTGGCCCGGTCCTTCAGTAACGCCGGGTCTTCCGGCTCAAGGCCGTGCCACTTTGACCCGCGCGGCGTCAGCATCGACTCCATCACGGCGGCAAAACGCGGCAGCGCAATCGGCGCCGTGGAATCGTACAGGTGTTGTGTGCGTTTGCTGCCCGGGGTCTGCGCTTCGCCGTGACTGGTAAACGAACCCGAGTACGACGGCATGACTACCTGGGCGATTTCCTCGAGGTGGCTGTCCAGCGTGCCGCGGTCGCTGGCCGCGATTTCAAACTCGCTGACCAGCTGCTCGACTCTCGGGTCAATGCTTGCCATCAGGAGCCGTACAGCCTTCTACCGGCCGCGCCGTACCCGCTCGTGCCCGCCCCGCCGGACAGCACAGTCGATGCGAACCCGCCGGTAGACGCCTCACGCAGTCGCCGGCGCTGCTCTTCCTCTTCCTGCAAGCGGCGTGCCCCCTCCCTCTGCACTTCGTCAGCAGCTGCCCGCTCTTCTATCTGCCGCTGGGCTTCCGCTTCACGAGCCTCGCCAGCCTTGTCGGCCTTGGCTTCGTCCACGCTTTTGCCAAGGTCTTTCGCGCTGCCCCGGGCGCCAAGAACTTCAGGGTCGAACATGAACGGCGCCGCCCCAGAAAGGGCGCCCGCAATTTTTACCCCCTTGCCGCCAGGCAGCTTCAGTCGCCCCAGTTGCTTCCGGAACAGTTTCTTAAAACTCATTGCCTACCCGCCCTTGGTGCCGCGCATAACTTGCCTATTCGGCAACGCATTGCTCATTTGACTAGAATACCTCATCATCCACCCCGCGCGCAACACGCCGCATATTGCTCGCCGGCAGACTGCGCCGCTCGCGCCAGGCGCGGATGTCCGCCTCGGTCTGAAAGCGCCCGCCGGGTGCCTGAATCTTCGGCTCGCCAAACGGATCGTCGCCCACGCCATCGGCGATGCGCGCCCGGCCCTTGACGCGGTTCGGGTCTTTCTGGTGCACCACTTCGTACTCGCCGCCGCCCAGCATCAGGTACTGCAGGGCGTCGTGCGGATGGCTGAAGTCGTTCTTGGCAGGCTGCTCGTGCATGGCGGCGCCGTTGCTGGTGCGCACGAATTTGAAGTGGTACCCGCTGGCGAAACCCTTGCGCAGCTTGGTGCACGCCGGCGACAACACGAACCCGGGTTTGCCGTCCACCATCCGATTCAATGCGCCCTTGACGGCTTCCTGTCGGATCTCGGGGTCGTTGGTCGGCGCTTCTTTCCACTTCCAGCCGGTCTTGGCGCGCAGGATATCGAAGTACGTCTCGCCCTCTTCACCCGCCGTTCCGGCCGGGTCGCCCCACGCGCCGCCCACCGTGAACTCCGGGTAGTGGGTTGACACGAACGCCGCCAGGGTCTCGGCAAACCGGGTGGGTCCGCAGTTGTCGGTCGTCATCTCGGCAAATACCCGCCACTGCCCATCCGGCAACCTCTGGCCGAGAATCGCTGCCGGCGTGAGCCCAAAGTCGGCGCCAATCAGAATTGGCAGATTCGGCATCGGCGCGACGGCTTCGGTGGCGCAGTGCGTGCTGTCCCGGTACATAGGGTACACCGGCTTGCCCTCGATCAGGAAGCCGTACTCGCCGTGCACGTAAACCTTGATGTAGTCGTCGCTCTTGTTGGCGGCGGCCATTTGGTAATACCCCTTGCGCAGGTGCTGTAAATTCTCAGCTTGCGGACTCAGGCCGGACGGCTGCTTGAAGAACTCGAACAACGGCTGATCGTTACGCAGCGCGCCCATATTGCGCAGCTCGGCTTCCAGCGCCTCGGTCTTGGCGACCATCTCCATATCCTGCTTCTCGGCGATTTTGTAGTACCAGGACTCGGTATCCGGCGGGTTGGTGTCCATCAGAATGCCCGCCCAGGCGTCAAGCGCGGCCGGGTATGGAACCCAACGGCCGACACGGCCGGTCGCGGCGTCCACAATCGACTTCGGTATGTACCGGACCTCGTTGAACCATATCCACGTGGCTTCGAGCGACAACAGCTTGCGCACGTCCTCATCCCGGTCAAGGGCCAGAAACAGCACCTCCATCTCCATATCGGCGGTGCGCACGATGTGCGTAATGGGCGCCGCCCACGAGACCTTTCCAAACGTGCGCGGGATCCACTGGAACCACGTCTCAAGCGTGGTGGACTTCAAATCCGGGTACGTGTTTCGGACAACAACCCCGCGGGGACGCCGTATGCCATCCGGCCCTTTCGGGAAATACCCGGAGCGGCGCATGACCTCGACACAGCAGGTCGCCGATTTACCCGAGCCGATCGGCCCCATGATGCTGCGCACCAGGGCCTCGGACTCCATGAAGGCCTTCGTTACCGGGCCAGCAGGTACGAAAGTGCGAATGTCATTGCTCACTGACAGGCCTCGGCGGCGCCACGCCCTCGACTACCAGCGAAAAGCCGGCCGTCTGGACGCGGGAATCCACGCGGTCAACGATGTGGCCGCTGGCCTTGCCCTTCAGCTCGATGGCCCGAACGAGCGCGGTGGCGTTTTTCGTGTCCTTGGCGAACTGCATGGCCTCGTTCATCTCGACCATGAACTTCGCGAAGTCGTATTCGGCCCGCTTCGCCATGTCGGCCTTGATGGCCGCGACGGCATCCTTGACGGCTTCGTCCTCCCGAAGCAGCCGGCTTGCCGTCGAACCAGCCACGGTGCGCTTCATCTGCCAGCCGGCCTCGAGCAGCGCGTCGGCGGGGATCATCCCGGCGGCGACATTCAAGACAAAAGCGGCTTTCTTGGTCGGCAACTTCGCCAGCGCCTGCTGCACTTCGGCGGAAAGCGTTGGCTGGGCTTTGGTTTCCTGGGGCTTGTCGGCTTCGAGCAAGTCGTCGATCGATTCAGCTTTCTTGCGGGCCATCAGGACAGCAACTCGTGTTTGAGCAAAAAGGCCGCGACGGCGGCGACTTCTGCGGAAGTAGCGTCAGATTTGATTCTGTTGGCAAGCTCGGATATCCACTGGACATTGCCGGGCACGTAGCCCCGGCTACTGTCTACGCGGTCAAGGCTCGGGGGGCCGACCCGCCCGCCGAAGGGCACGCAGAACACCGGGCAAATTTTTGGGAGCCTGGGTATGGTTGCGACCGTGAGCGTAAATTCAATCCCACGGCTCTTGGCCGACCCCCGGCGTCCAGACAACAGAGCGGCCGGATCGCCGGCGGCCCTTAACTGTTTTATGCGGGCCCGTTGTTGTCTTGCTCTGGCAGCCGCTCTTCCCGGGTTGGCTGCGGCGCTGGCCGCCGAATACGCCAGCAGTCTGGCCCGGTGCTTCGCGTAATGCCGGACGCGCTCCGCCCTACGCTTGT